AAAATCACAAACTCGAGTACATCCATGGGCGCGCATAAGTGAGAAAGCTTTATTGATAACGAAAACTTCCGCAAGATCTCTATAAATCCTAGCAGCATGATGATTAGAAGCCAATATGGAGTTCTGAATGACATAATTAAACTGATAAATCTTAGTTAATTCATCAACAAACTTCTTTGGCAAATCAATAGGCTGTTCTAGATTTAAGCGGACAATAGTTTTCCACCACCAATTTAAACGCTTCCCAGGGTGTGTAGGGGTAAAGTTTTTAACAAATGAATTTCTGTGGTCATATTTCTTACGACTGAAAGGCCCGTCATGAAACACGGGAACCAACAAACTTTCGTAATTATGCACCACATCTTCCACATTTAATGGTTTAACGGGAAGTGAGTCTTTTTGCACCCTAGGACTCTTACTAGGGGGTTGAGAACTCTGGGCAGGGGCCTTAAGCACACCTTTCTCAGATAATTCTGACCGAGATTGGGCCAGTAACCCAGGGGGTTTGGATGACGCGATATACTGATGATATCGACAGCCTATTGGCCAATTTTTCCAATATTGTTCATGCATTTCATCCGCCTTATCTTGTTCGAAATAAATATTCGAACCACGTACAGGCCATGGATTTGGCACATTAGCGGATGGAAGTCTAGCTTCTCGCTTTCCTGCTGCAATCTCTTCATAGATCTTTTTACGGATCACAAGATCAGCTGGAGTACAACAATCCGAATAAGCTGAGTAATGAAACTGGTTAATATTCCAATCAGAACAATCCTCAAGATGTTCGATTAGCGGTTTAACTTTCGGTTTCGGGGGGCCTACATCAGCTCTATACGACCGTTTAGGTGCCTTGCCATTATCCCTAGGACTGGTCTTAGATATATCAACCGGTTTCTTAACCGATTTAACAGGGGTTTTAACTGCCCTGTTTATCTTCACAATCTTGCGCATTCCGGTGTCAACTACCTGAGGTTTCTTGTCGACACCGATATCAAACCGTGACTCAACTAACGGTTTGGTTTGAATTGGATTCTCCCATCCATCAGGATCGAGTTCGGAATCCACTTGCATCGCCTCAACTAAAAGTTGAGGCAATGGGTCAATTTCTGGAACAGTTTCCATAGGAACTGTTACAGTTGGGGTATTTAGCCCCTGAGCAGCATCTTTTAAAGACGCAGCTACAACACTGAAGTCAAAAGCTCCAGAATCAATTTTTGTGTTAACTTGTTCAGACATACTTAATATGAC